CTTCCGATCTGTCATCACCTTTTCCAGCAACGCCACAACCAACGCAAGCCCAAGCACCAGTTCAAACCATATCAGCTATGCAGGAATCCGCTTACATCGCCTTTCTTGAAAAGCGTATCACCGAGTGGCAAGCCGAGGCACGCAAAATGGCTAAGCAAATCAGCGAGTTAGAACAAGAAGTCATCAAAGCCAAGACTGAGCCACGCAATGTCACAGGCGAAGTGCAAGAAGTCATGAAAGAAGTAATGGAATTGCGGGCTACGATTGTGTACCTTGAGTCCAAACTATTCGGGAGAAAATAATGGGTTGGGGATACAGCAGTAGTATGCACAACTGCGCTCGGATACCACTTATCACAGGGTTCGAGTTCATGCGTGACCACTTTAAGGTGGTAGTTCCGATCAGGGGTCGTGATCCAATATGTAAACCACTTGGGGCAAATCGTCGCCACCCTTGGTTCACCATCGAGGAAAAGACCAACTGCTTTATGTCGGAAGATGAGCCACTTGGTCGGATCGAGATGTCCTATGCTTGTAGGTATGGCAACAAGGATATGGTCGAGTTCTATCGTGATGGGTCTATCGTCATTCGTGATAATCATTGGCACGGACCGACATCAATGGGGTTTCTCACGCATAGCTTGAGGGAGTTCGGCACAATCCAGTCTGCTGAGGGTGGCAAATGGTATTTTTGCAACAAAATAGGTGATGCTTACCTATTGCGTAGTGATAACGATGGTCTGCACTTGGTCAAGAATGAGCAAGGATATTATGTCCCAACGAATCCGATCCAAGAATATACCTATTCTGCAAAAAGGAAAGAGCTTAACAAGCTGCGCAGGTCATATAAATCCTTCATGGACTACACAAGAACTATGTTGTGCATGGATGAACGGGTGACTATGGATACGGCTGAGGCACTTGGCTTTCTCGATAGGGCATTGACGCACGACGACCATTGGTCAGGTAGAAATGCCTCCAAGAATCGGGCTAGGTATTTTGACTTATTGGGTAAGGCTCAAGCTAGCAACGATCTAGACCTGATGTATTCACTAGCACAGTATACGGCTGGGTGTTTTGGTGGGTATCGCTATGAACTCAAGGGTCATGGGTGTTCGCCTAAAGAACTTGATCGTGGGTTCTCGGAAGTATTGAAGTATCAGTTTGCCGACGAAGCATTTGAAGCGAAGCCTGTTGCATTGGGTGAGATGGTTCATAACCGCAATCAGAAGTATGTTAAATCGAACTAACCGACATGGTGTCGGAATGTTCATCAACTAAATCAAGGAGTATTAAATGTCTGAAATTTTATTAAACCGCAATGTAACCCTCAAAGAAGCTGAGGATATCGTAGTAACACAGGGTGCTGGTGCAACCTTTCATCTTATGGGTGAGCCAGGTGTAGGCAAAACATCTATGTATAAGAACATCGTTGAGCGCACAGGCTTCAAGGGTATCTATATTGATGTGCCGAATGTGGAACTGGGCGAACTAGGTATTCCGATCCCTGACCACACGACTAAGACCACCAAGATATACCCGAACGAGCAATGGGGTTTTCATCTGAATGAACCGCTAGTCATTTTCTGCGACGAGTTCACCAAGGGTCATCAGTCTGTAAAGAATATGCTACACCCCATGTTGAACGAGCCACGCATGATTATGGGTATTCCGTTGCACCCCGATACCATCGTGATTACTGCTGGTAACTACACTACCGATGGGGTAGGTGATAGCATGATGAGCCACAGCCGTAACCGATTAAGCGTAATCAATGTTAAGAAACCACATGCTGGCTTTAATGTTGATGGCTCGGTAGACGAGGACTCATGGGGTTACTGGGCATTGCGCAACAATGTAGCACCTGAGATTCTTGCATGGGTTAAGGAGAATCCGCACGCATTGGGTTCATACCTTGAGCCTAGCCAAGCTGGTAATAAGTACATCTTCAATCCAAAGGAAGTGCAGAAGTCTTTTGTTAGCCCACGCTCTCTTTTTAGAGCATCAAGTATTCTTAACAAGCGTCATCTGGTAACGGAGAACGCAACTCTTTGCGCACTAGAAGGTACGATTGGCGCACCCGCCGCAAGGGACTTGATGTCATATGTTGCCGTAGCCGACAGCCTTCCGACTTGGGAAGAGATTTGCAAGAGTCCGACTACTGCGATAGTACCCACTAGCCCAGCCGCTTTGTGCTTGCTAGCGTTTAGTGCGGTGCAGAAGATTGATCGTGACACCATCGGTAAGTTCTTTGAATACCTCAAGCGTACTCCGAAGGAGTTGCAGTCTGTGTTCTGCTTGACAGGCATGAAAGACGACGATAAGAAGAAACTATTCTTTACTAGCCAGTCATTCGTGGATTGGATGCGTACTAACCAATACTTGTTCTGAGGTGAATCATGAGTGAACTTTTAATCGAGATAGGCTCATGGTTTATAGCCATTGGTGTAACCATTGGATTGTTTTTATCCCTGCTATGGGTATTAGCTAAGTTGTTTGATTTATTACAAGGAGATGTTAAATGAGTAAGTTATCAGCCGAGCAACGCATCGAGCGTTGCCATGTGCAGTTGATGAAGCACAAGAACTTTGCCCTGTTCTCAGGGTTGTTCATGATCGGTAAGGTCAGCGTAGATGATAAGACGGAGACCGCATGTACCAATGGCATGGATGTACGCTATGGTCGTGCGTTCGTTGACCGCCTTAACGACAAGCAGTTGGCGTTCTTGATATTGCACGAGAATATGCACAAGGCTTATCGTCACCTAGTGGTGTGGGAAAAGCTATATAAACGCAACGCTGTACTCGCTAACATAGCGTGCGATTATGTTATCAATCTTCAGATCCGTGACTATGACCCTAGCCAGTTTGATACCGAGATGCCGACAGATGATGCAGGCAAACCGATGGGGTGCATCGACGAGAAGTATCGGGGCATGGACTCGCAAGAAGTTTTCCTCAAGCTAATCGAGGAGAAAGGCGAGGACTATGGCAAAGCCAAGGTGTATGTTATTGGCGAACAGGGTGAAGGAGATGGGGATCGGTCATCAGACGGTGATGGCGAGGGAATTCCCACGCTTGACGAGCACGACTGGGAAGGTGCTGGACAAGCAACCGACGAAGAAAAGAACGAGGCTGGCAAAGAAATCGAGCAAGCCTTGCGTCAGGGTTCGATCTTAGTTGGCAAGATGGGCGGTAATGTATCTCGTGGTATTAGCGAAATGCTTACTCCTAAGATTGATTGGAAGGAAGCTCTGCGTGACTTTGTTAAATCAATGACGCAAGGTAAGGATCAATCTACATGGCGCAGACTGCATAAGCGTTATCTCGCTGCCGATCTCATCATGCCCTCATCGTATTCTGAGAAGGTAGGTGGCATCGCCATCGGTATAGACACATCAGGCTCTATCGGTACTGAGGAGTTGAGTCAGTTCTTGTCAGAGGTTAAGTCCATCTGCGAGGAAGTATCGCCTGAACAAATTGACCTGCTTTACTGGGATACCCATGTTGCTTCTAGAGAAACATATACGGAGAACGAGCTTTCAGGATTGACCGAAAGCACTAAGCCTGCTGGTGGTGGCGGTACTGAGCCTGCCTGTGTGCCGAAGTTTATGAACAAGCACAACATGAAACCTGAGTGCCTCATCATGCTAAGCGACGGCTACATCGGACATCAGAACGAAAGCGACTGGAACATCAGCGCCCCTGTGTTGTGGTGCATCAAAGGTAATAGTAGGTTCGAAGCCCCTGTGGGTAAGACTGTCCATGTGGAGTAATAAGAAACCTTGGTGGCAGAAACCTAAAGGCGACCCGAGAAAGGCTGTCGATAGGGAGTATGCCAAGAATTGGTGCGTGATTAAGGTAGCAGTAGGGTATAGGCACGATGTTAATTCGTGGAGCGCAGTATATACCTTTGAGTACAAGGCAGTAGCTAAGTTGAACGCACCAATGATGTATGACGCAGAAGGGAAGATGCACAAAGCAATAGAAGTAGATCACTTAACCAAGCACGAGGCACATTGTGTAGCCAAGGGCTTGAACTTTTTAGACAAGGAGTAAGTAATGACTGCATCAAAGAAAGTAAATGTATCAATTAACCCTGAGACTATGGCTCAGCTTACCAACATGAAAGCCAAGATAGCTGACAAGCTAGGCTTTACACCGTCGTATTCTGAAGTAATACAGTACCTTATCAAGCACCACAAACCCGAACAAACCGACAACTTGTCGTAATGTTCACTAATCAAGGAGAGCGTGATGGAAATTAAAGAGCCGTGGCTCATAGAATGGGAGAAGCAACAAGCCATTCGTGAAGAAGTTGAGCCCTACATTAAGGAAGCCAAGTTACGAGGGGAATCATATGCAGATATTGCCAAGCATATACAGAATAAGTACCCCGAGATAACTTATTCGCTGGTTGGTAAGTGGGGGCGAAAAATGCTTGGGGCAATGGATAGTTACTCAAAAAACGAAGATGGTAGTTTATACAAGAATGTTTTTTATCTGCGGGTGGACAAGAAAACTTACGATGCGTTTCAAGAAGCGAGAGAACGATTGAGAGTGGATTTGCGTAGGCAGTATGCGCCTTCAGACAGAGAAACAATAATGGATTTTATTAACAAATGCTAATCAAGGAGAATCAAATGAATAACAGTATCTCAATCGCATCATCAGCAATGCTTGTCGAAATGTCCATCAGCACATGGACTGCTAGAAAATTGGATAAGCGTGTATCTACTCAGGTAGACCTCGACAACGGAGCAAAGACCAAAGTGGTCAATGCAAACAAGAACTTGATGGCAGGCACAGGGGTGCTTGACACCATCGTTAAATATGCGGCTAATGCTAGAGCATGGCATCTTTCGCAGACGCTTCCGTGGACTGACAACGGCTCACGCTTGTTGCCTATGAGTAACTTCATGGATTACAAGAAGCAACTGGGCGAACTAGAAACCAACTATGAAGCCTTAGTAGATAAGTTCATCGTGGCATATCCAAGTCTAGTAAGTGCGGCTGCGTTCCAACTGGGCAACCTATTCGATAGAAACGAGTACCCCGATGAGAACAGCTTGAAGCGCAAGTTCAAGTTTACATATAGCTTTTTCCCTGTGCCAACCGCAGGCGACTTCCGTATCGACATCAACGAGGAAGCCAAAGCCGAGATCATGGCGAACTGCAACAACGCATATCAGGACAGACTTAACAACGCAATGCGTGAGGCATGGAGTCGCTTACATGAGTGCCTATCTCGCATGAGTGAAAGGCTTACTGACAACGCTGATGGGTCAAGAAAAATATTCCGTGACTCCCTAGTAGAGAATGGTGTGGAGTTAGTGAGTATGCTTAAGCACCTTAACATCACCCAAGACCCTCAGCTTGAACAGGCTCGTCGTGATTTGCAGTCAGCCATCGGAGCGCATGACCTAGATAGCTTGCGTGATAACAGTAATGCTCGTGAGGTTGTGAAGATGAAGGTCGACACAATCCTTTCTAAATTTAATTTCTAAGGTGCAACATGATAACGATTGACAGAAGCAAACTAAATGCGGAGGTGCGTAACCTCCCGATCAACGCTAAGCTAGAGGAGTTCGCCATTAAAGTATCGCTGGCTAAGCCCTTGTGTGAGTTCAGCTTTGGAGAGCACTCAGTACGCATCAACTACGATTACACCAAGACCCCTACGGTTCAGACCAAGGAGTTGTACAAGATCGAGGTTCGCCAAGATGGTGAATTACTGGGGGGTATATTCATAGGCGAGAGGTATATGAACGGCACAAAGGAGGAAGTCTATGGTGTCGAGTCATTCCGTATTCAGAAGGAGCGAGGTAGGCAAGACGCTACGCAGACCAAGGACATCAAGGTAGCCATGCGTAATGCTAAGAAATCCTTTGTCAGCCGAGCCGACGATGAATTGCGTGATCTGATTAAGCAAAGCGTTACTAACCAACTGCACTCTATGTGTGGTTCATATCGCAACTCGCTTATCTATACTATGGATCAGTCTGCTGAGGCACTCAATACGGCTATGCTTGCATATGAGGCACGCAAAAGGGGCGACCCAGCATATACTGCTCCGTCTTCACCAGCGTCAGTCAAGCGGACTAAGGAGCATGATAAGAACTGCGAGGACTACATAGCATCATCCTTCTTACATGAGCAACTCAAAGCTGGGCATGGCTATGGTGTGTCTATATATAGCAACGGAAGTCTTGCTGTGCTTAACTTTGCCGACCAAGCTATCAACAAGTTTAAGTCGCTGGAGCTGTTGCCGTTAGACATGCAGAGTAAGCTAGCAATGTTTAAAGTTATCAAAGATAACGAACCCTACGCACATCTAGGTTGCAAGCTACAAAATGAAATGTATTACATCGTAGCTGGCGACATGAACCTAGATAATTGATATACTGTATTTAACTAAAATCTCCTTGATCTTAGTTAATACATTTGTAATGCTATGTATGTATCTAGCACGATGTATGTGCATAGCGTCGGGTAACCGAGCATCTCCTCAAAACACTATGTGAGTGTGTAATCTGCTGACTCATACTAAGCCACCTTCGGGTGGCTTTTTTATTGCGAACAATCCGACATTGTGTCGCTTTGTTCACCTAGGGAAAGTCCCTATAAAATATATTTATAAAAGTGCTTGCAATCGTTTTCTTAAGCGGTATACTGTGTCAATAATTAGCAGTAAATAAAGGAAAACGAATGACGCCCGAAGCCAAGGTGAAAGCCTCAGTGGTTAAGCTACTGAAAAAACACAACATATATTATTTCTTTCCAGCCACGCATGGCTTTGGACGATCAGGTGTGCCTGACATCATCTGTTGCTTCGATGGGGAGTTCTTAGCCCTTGAGATTAAAGCTGGTAAAGGCAAGACTACTGCACTACAAGACCGTGAATTAAATCGCATCAATGATGCTGGTGGTCATGCTCATGTCATTAACGAAGATGAGGTAGCCGTACTTGATGAGTGGATTACTGTGCATAGAGAGAACAAACAATCTATCAAGCGCATATTTAAAAGCCATTCCGAGTTACGCAAAAAGATGGAAGCCTTCCGTGCATGGCGTGAGGCGGAGGATGATGACCGTTGCTAAAAGCCTTTTGTCATGACCAAGTCAAACTGTTGCTCGAGCGCATGGACAGCAACCCCGAGGAATTCCTACATCACCACAAATGGAATCCGTTCTTGCCTAACATGCACCATGTAACCAAGGGTACGGCTGACTACTTTGAATCGTTCACACCAATCGAGCGTGCCTTGGTAGCCCGTAAGTTCGATGCCATGTGCAGAAAACAAATGCGTGAGCATGCGTNTAACCGCATCTTAGAGGTAGCCATAGCTGGCGAAGACAAGCACAGAGGGCATGACCCAAAGGCGGATAGGTTTCACAACTACGAGACGATTAGCCTAAATACAAACGCAGTAAACGCACTAGCTAATACCATCACCATAGGCAAACAAACACTTACTGAGCAAGATATTAAGAAAATGAAGCGTGGCAAATTTTGGGGGTTACTATGAACGAAGGCGTGCAAATATTACTAGAGCGTATGAAGACCCACCCCGAAGAGTTTGTTGCGGAAGCGAACTACGGAGTTAGTAAGTGGGGGCAAGTAACGGCATCACTTCAAGAATATCTTAGCAAAGAAGATAGGGAAGCCCTTGATGTTGCATGGAAGCAGACAGTTAGTGAAGAGATGCAACGACGCTTTACCCAAGCAATTATGGAGGAACTCATCGACCCAAAGTCATTAAGCAACCACTCGGGGTATCAGAGCGCTACGCTTTCGGCTGGACAGACCCACGCTCAATCTACGGCAATTCAACAAGCGTATCTAGCGCAACAAGCACAAGCCACCCAAGCACACATTCAACTGCATCAGCAACAACAAGCGGCTCAGCAACAAGTAAGCCCTTACAGCAGTTTGGTCGGCGATGGTCGAGGGTATTTAAGTTCTTTATTTGGAGGTAAGAAATGAATAGCGGAGTAGAAATCGTATTAGCCCGAATGGCTACACATCCCGAAGAATTCTACGGCGACAGCGATAAGTGGAAGTTTATCTACAAAGAATATTTCCGTGATGCCATGACTGAAACTGAGAAGGGTGCGATCTTTGACCGCATCAAAGAAATCCGCAAGGAAGAGTTCACTCTGCATGTTATGAAAGCAATGACTGAAGAACCACAAGAAGATAATGCTGAATGGGCATCTAGCAAAGGTGTATTTGGTAGTGCGCCGATCAAGCGTGAAGGCTCTAAGGTTAAGTACTAATGAACATATTAGCAATCGACTTTGAAACTTATTACGCTAACGACTTTACGCTCACGAAGTACACGACGGAAGAGTATGTGCGTGATGACCGTTTTGAAGTAATCGGGGTCGCCGTGGGCGTGAACGGGGAAATTCCCCAATGGTTTAGCGGTACGCAGGCTGAAACAAAAGCGTGGCTTGAGCAGTTCGATTGGAGCAATTCCTTCGGCTTAGCCCATAATGCGATGTTTGATTCGGCAATTCTTTCTTGGAACTTCGGCATCAAGCCGATGGCGTGGTTAGATACGCTGTCTATGGCTCGTGCAACAGACGGATTAGAAGTTGGTAATTCCTTAGCTAAGCTAGCGACACGCTACAACCTAGGTGTCAAGGGTACAGAGGTGGTCGATGCTAAGGGCTTACGCAGAGCCGACTTCGGCAAAGCTCAACTAGATCAGTATGGCGAGTACTGCAAGAACGACGTTACTTTAACCTACGATCTATTCAATGTTCTAGTACAGCGCTTTTCTAAACACGAATTAAAACTGATTGACCTGACCATCAAGATGTTCTCTGAGCCTGTACTACGCTTAGATACACCGATGCTTGAGCAACACCTCATGCAAGTTAAAGCCCGCAAAGAGAAACTACTTGAGGCTTGCATATCAGACAAAGATACATTGATGAGCAACCCGAAGCTAGCCGAGTTATTGATTAGCCTAGGCGTTGAGCCACCAATGAAGATTAGCCCAGCTAACGGAAAGGAAACCTATGCCTTCGCTAAGTCCGATGAAGGATTCAAAGCTCTTGCAGACTACCCCGACGAAAGAGTCCAAGCTATTGTCGCTGCTAGACTTGGCACGAAAAGTACCCTTGAAGAAACTCGCACAGAGCGATTCATTAACATCTCTAAACGAGGAACGATGCCTGTCCCACTTCGCTACTACGCCGCCCATACTGGACGCTGGGGAGGTGACGACAAACTCAACCTTCAAAACCTACCTAGAAAGTCACTACTTAAAGAATCCATCGTCGCCCCTACTGGATTCACACTTATTGATGCAGATAGTTCACAAATTGAGGCGAGAACAGTTGCTTGGCTTGCTGGACAAGTCGACTTAACTAATGCTTTCGAAAGGCGTGAGGATGTATACAAGATCATGGCATCGTCTATCTACGGTAAGGCGGAAACAGAAATCACGGATGGAGAGAGGTTCGTGGGTAAGACGACAATCCTCGGTGCGGGGTATGGCATGGGTTCTACCAAGTTTGGGATACAACTGCGAACTTTTGGCGTGGAAATCCCTGATGCGGAAGCGGCTCGAATTGTACAAGTCTACCGTGATACCTACCCCCACATCCCCCTTCTCTGGAAACAAGCTAATAGTTCCCTTGAGGCGCTCAGAACTAAAAAGACTGCGCCAGTTGGGTATCAACCGCAGGCACTTACCCTTACGGAGCATGGCTTTCTACTGCCTAGCGGGCTTTACTTAAACTATCCTGATCTTCAGAAGGATGACGAGAACCAATACAGTTACGCTAGCCGTCGTGGTCGCATCAAGATTTATGGCGGTAAGGTAGTAGAGAACCTTTGCCAAGCCGTAGCCCGTTGCATTATTGGTGAGCAGATGCTCCGTATAGCTAAGCGATACAAGGTAGCGTTGACTGTGCATGATGCGGTGATGGCGGTGGTCAAAGAAGAAGAACGAAACGAAGCAATGTTGTATATTGACGAGTGCATGAAATGGAGACCTAAGTGGGCTCAAGACCTTCCATTGGCATGTGAACTTGGTGTAGGTAAATCCTACGGTGACTGCAGTAAGAAAAAAGCTATTGAGAAATGGGATATTAAATGAAAGTGGATTACACCCCGATGTACTTAGAAGCATCAAAAGAATTAAAGATGGCAATACAAGCACTATCAAGCAACAAGTTTCAAGCGGCTTACGAGCACTGCTTGAACGCACAAACAGAAATGAAGTTAATGACAGGCGCAGTTAAAACATGGCTACCTACGGAGGAAGAATGATTAGATGGATATGGGAAAAGATGTTGAAATGGGGTTGGGACTTCAATCGTGGTTTAAGAAGCCACGAGGTATGTGTTGGTAGCGATAGGGTTGAGTCAAGCTCTAATGTACGCATCGGTATTATCCAAGCTATGAACGGCAAGGTCTTAGAAATATCTAAGCGCAACACCACTAACCATATCGGACCTGAGTGGAGTAACACTTTGTTTTTAGTACCTGAAGACATGACGCTCACCGATGCAGTAACCACACTTTTAATTGCGGAAGGTTTAAACAAATGAACTTACAAGATTTGATCGAACAACTAGACCAGCGTTATGGCAATCCGTATGCTAAAGAATGTGCTCTCATCCAAGAAGCAATCAAGGCATTGCGTGAACTACAAGAAAGACCAGCCATTAATAAAGAAGATGGTTTGGTATGTGCAAAATGCTATGAAAAGGTCGGCGCTTAAATGAGCATCACTTGGTCATACTCAGGGCTTGGTTTATTCCAGCAATGCCCACGCAAGTACTACCATATCCGTGTAGCTAAGGATATAGTTGAGCCAAAGACAGATGCGATTACCTACGGTGAGATGGTGCACAAAGCTGCCGAAGATTACATTGGTAAGGGTACAGCGGTCCCAGATAAGTTTGCATTCATTACTCCAGTATTGGATGTTCTCAAAGAGATCCCGGGCACGAAGCACTGCGAATATAAGATGGGTTTAACCGAGGACTTGGATCCATGTGGGTTCTTTGATAAGAAAGTTTGGTATCGAGGCATAGCCGACTTGCTAATCATTAACGATCAGGTTGCCCACATAGTTGATTACAAGACAGGCAAGAGCGCACAGTACGCTGATACCAAGCAGTTAGAGTTGATGGCACTGGCCGTGTTTAAGCACTTCCCTATGGTAGAGCGTGCTAGGACTGGCTTGGCTTTCTTGGTATGCGAGGACTTTATCAAGGCTGACTTCACTAAGTATGAAGCGCCTGAGAAGTGGTTGAGTTGGGTTCAAGAGACTGATAAGCTCGAAGCTGCTCATGAGAATAATGTATGGAACGCTAAGCCGAACTTCACATGCCGTAAGTTCTGCCCAGTGATGGATTGTGAACATAACGGCAAAGGGAATTACAGATGATAGCGCCCGATTTAAAAGGCTTAGTAAGCGACTACAACGATGGGGTTTATAAGAATGCGGCGCAGTCATGGCATTTGTGGATAGATTGGCTGCATGAGGATAAATTAGCAGAACAAAAACAGTTTATGAAACTATGGTATCTCTTCCCAACTGAAGAAAGAACAGAAGAATACTTATCTTGGAAGTCGCTTGTACAAATGGCGTATTTGACAGGTTATGAAAACGGTTTTACTGACAGAATTTTTAAAGGTGATGTGTCATGAACGAGAATGATTTAAGGGATTGCTTTGCGATGTTTATAGTTAATGGGATTGTAAGTAGGGGGGTCACTAGCCATACTGATTTGAACGAAGTTGCTGAAAATGCTTACAAACTAGCAGATGCAATGGTTGTACAAAGAAGCAAAGAACCCGAACAGGAAATCGGCATTGTCGCAGCTAAAACAAGGAGAAAGAAATGATTAAATGGATTGCTATATTTATTTTTATGGTGCTAGTTCTTGGTGTGGCGCTTGATGCGTTTGCATGTACGGTGTACACCATCCTAAACCCTGACGGAACTTTTAAGAACTGTGTCGTATGCGGAACTCTAATCAACTGCTCATAGAGATAATTGACGATGTACTTCGTCGACTACCTAAGAAACCCAACATACAACCTTATGAACTCGCAAACGCAATACCAAATTTTCGACGAATCAGGCGAGTTGATGCGTACTGTTTCGAGGAAAGAAGAAGCCATCGCAGTAGTCGCTCTACGGAGTGGCTGGACTCACAAAAGAGTAGTAATAAACAAACCAAAATTTGAATTTGAGGACGCCCCATTTTGAAAACGCCAAAAATAGTAAAGATAAAGTACGAAGCAGAAATAGTTGTCTTTGACCAAGACGCTTTACTTGCAAGAAGAGAAGCGCTTTACGAGTTGTTTGATGAGGTGTTTTACAACGATGCTGAAAATATACTTGGAGTGCAGATGCTCGTTGCGTCAACAGAACTAAGAATGGAAGGCGAAACTGGATGATGCCGTTCTACGAAATACCTACTAGATCAACCATAGCTTTCAAGTTGCTAGAGTTTGCAATGGGGTCTGGGTCATGGACTAAGTACCATAACTTCGATGCTATCCAAGTGCCATTTGAGTTGGCGTTTTTAGATCCAGTACTACACAAGCTAGGCATGAACCATAAGCTAGCAGTAGGTATTCTTAGACTAGATCCATACACAACCTATGACTGGCATGTAGATGGTCGACGTGGTGTATGCGTGAACATGCTACTCAATGAAGTTAAGAGCAACTGTTTATTTGAGGTAACTCGTGACGAAGCAACTCGTCAGTTTGTAGAACTAAAGTACGCACACAAAGCCTACTATGTATTTAACAATCAAGTGCCACACATGGTGACTAACTTTGGGCAATCAAGGTACCTGATGAGCGTAGAGTTTGTAGAAGGTAAGGATGAATTAACCTATGAACAACTACTAGGAGAAGTGAAATGAACGACTACAAACCAGTTAAAAAATCAGAGCTTCGTGCATTAGCTGAAAAAGAAGGCGCACGAATTGGGAAAAGGCTTTACAAAGAGTGGTCTAGTGTGAACCTATATTACGGGGATACTTTTACATTTAAATATACCTGCGACTACAAGTTTAACCCCCCAAAGAAAGAAGTGAAATGAATGACCCAGTAAACCACCCCAAGCATTACACCGACCACCCTAGCGGTATTGAGTGCATCCAAATTACGGAGCACATGGGGTTTAACCTAGGTAATGCCCTGAAGTACATCTGGCGGTGCGACCTCAAGAAGGATGCCGTAGAGGATTTACGCAAGGCTCGCTGGTACATTGACCGTGAAATCGCTAAGAGGTGCAAATGAACGAGCCAATCCCTTTTGCTGGCTGGGTTCCTATCGAGGAAGATATTCAAGATACCCTTAAATTATTGACTGGAACAGACCCCGAAAACATGCCAAAATACATAGTACTAGGCGATGGAACCGTCTATTTCTACCGTAAAGAGGAACAAAAGTATGCCTTATGTCAACAAACCCCGCCCGTATGCTAAAGAATATGCACAGTATGATGGCACTCCTGCAGTTAAAAAGAAGCGTGCTCAGCGCAATAAAGCTCGCCGTATGCTTGAAGCTGAAGGCGTTGTGCACAAAGGTGACGGCAAAGACGTCGACCACAAGAAGCCGTTGTCCAAAGGTGGCAAGACCACCCGTAGTAATTTAACTGTTAAATCCGCCTCCGCAAATAGATCCTTCGCCCGTAACGCCGACCATAGCCTAAAGACTAATAAACCTAAAAATGGAAATACTCGATAACAAAGCGCTAGTTGTAACTACCCGCCGCCCGCACTTAATCGCTGAGTGCATACCAAAGAGTTTCGTTCTTGAAACTAAAGGCGACCTTCACAGGGTCGCAGTCCACTGGGGGCTAGACGAAGCACAAGCTCTGAACAAGCTAAAAGTTAAGGGCGTGCCTTCCCCCATTCAGAAGAGCTACAAGTGGCCTGGGTTGTTCAAACCTATGGCACACCAGCGTGACACCGCTAACTTCTTGACGCTGAACAAGAGAGCATTCTGTTTTAACGAACAGGGTACTGGCAAGACCGCGTCAGCTATTTGGGCGGCAGACTACCTCATGGAACAGAAAAAGATACATCGGGTGCTCATCATCTGTCCGTTGTCCATCATGCAGTCAGCATGGCAAGCCGACCTATTTAAGTTTGTGATGCACCGCAAGGTTGGCGTAGCCTATGGGGACCGCACTAAACGCAAGGCAGTCATCGACAGCGATGCCCAGTTTGTAATCATTAACTATGACGGAGTAGAGATTGTGGCTAATGACATAGCCCGTAATAACTTCGACCTAATCATCGTAGATGAAGCTAATGCCTACAAAACTAACACCACTAAACGCTGGAAAACACTAAATCATATACTTACACCACGCACATGGCTATGGATGATGACGGGTACCCCAGCCGCTCAAACACCTACCGATGCCTTCGGCTTAGCTAAGCTATGCGTACCAGATAACGTACCACGATTCTTTGGTTCATTCCGTGACCAGACTATGGTGCAGTTAACTAAGTTCAAATGGCTACCTAAACCTGATGCCAATCAGACAGTATTTAATGCCCTTCAACCAGCAATCCGATATGAGAAGAAGGACTGCCTAGACCTACCAGAGGTGACCCATGTATTCAGAGACGCCCCCCTTACTGCGCAACAGGAGAAATACTACAAGCTGCTCAAGAAAGACATGCTCATGGTGGCAGCAGGCGAAGAAGTCTCAACTGTTAATGCCGCTGTTAATGTTAATAAATTGCTTCAAATTAGCGGTGGCGCTGTCTATTCTGATAATGGTTCTGTTGTTGAGTTCGATGTTTCTAATCGGTTACGAGTTGTCCAAGAGGTTATTGAAGAAGCTAGCCATAAAGTGCTTGTCTTTGTACCGTTCACGCATACAATAGAATTGCTCAGATCGCATTTGAGAGGGGCAGGTATTGTCTGCGAGGTTATCAATGGTGCTGTGCCAGTCAACAAACGCACCGAGATATTTAAAAAGTTTCAAGAGCAAACTAACCCTCATGTGCTTATCATCCAGCCTCAAGCAGCCTCACACGGTGTCACACTAACTGCAGCTGATACTATTATTTGGTATGCACCAGTAACATCTATAGAGACTTACTTGCAAGCTAATGCACGTATTGACCGTCAAGGACAAAAGAACAAGATGACTATTGTGCATATTAAGGGTAGTCCCGTAGAGACAAGGTTGTATAACATGTTGCAAAATAAGTTGGATATTCACACAAAAATAATTGACTTATATAAACAAGAAGTAGTTGACACAGTCAATAAGTAGTTGTAGTATTAATCAACAGGCATAGACCTGCGTTTAATTAAAGGAAAACGAAATGACCACAAATACCGAAGCGGTAGCACCAGTCGCCAATATAGATAAGCTAGTTGGCGTCTACATTAAAATCCGTGATGCACGTGACGTAATACGTAAAGAAGCTGAGGCTAAAGAAGCCGAGCTTCAAGATCAGCTTGATGTCATCGAGCAAAGCATACTTGATCTGTGCAAAGAAACTGGTGCGACTAGCATCAAGACTGAACATGGCACAGCCATCCGCACAGTGAAGAACAGATATACAACTAATGATTGGGAGCGCTTCTACGCTTTTATGTTTGAGCACCAAGCACCTCAGTTATTAGAAAGAAGAATTCAACAATCCAACATGAAGCAGTTTTTGGAGGAGAATCCGGATTTGCATCCAGCCGGTCTAAACGTGGATAGCACATACGCCATAACAGTTAGGAGAAGTAAATAATGAGTAACGTCGCCCTTTTTAATAATCAATTACCAGACTACCTTAAGGCAGTTCAATTAGATGATGTCACTAAAGCCCTTGTTGGTGGTGATAATCAGACTAAGCGTATTGCGCTTGGTGCTAACAAGTTCGTACTCAAAGTAAATGGTACAGAAATTTCTAAGACACCAACTAATAAGTTAGAAGTTGTAATCGTCAACGCTTCTAAGCACATCGCACGGACGTTCTATGCTAAGGCATGGGACCCAAAGGCAGATTCAGCCCCACCTGATTGCTGGTCAAATGATGGTGAAAAGCCAGATGCGTCTATTAAAGAACCTCAGCATTCTTCTTGCGTTGGATGCCCACAGGATATTAACGGCTCTGGACAAGGTACTACTAAAGCATGTCGTAAGAACCGTCGTATTGCAGTAGCATTAGCTAGCGATTTAGGTGGCGATGTTTATCAAATGACATTGCAATCCAAATCAATTTTCTATGATATGAAAGCCCCTGGCGATTTAGAGCACATGCCTTTCAATCAGTATGCTAAGTATGTTGGCACACAAGGCTACAACTTAAATTCACTGGTTACTGAGATGCGCTTTGATGAGGACTCAACAGTAGGTAAGTTGTTCTTCCGCCCAGTTCGTTTCTTAGAAGAGCATGAGTGGAAAAAATCAGTTGAGCAAGGCGATTCTGCTGCGGCTAAGAACGCTATTACCATGTCCGTCGCTGGTGGTGATACAAAGCCTAAGTTAGAAGCACCTGCCCCCAAAGCCGAAGCTGCTCCAGCAGAAGAAGCAGAGGCAGTTCCAGAACCAACTAAGCGTGCAGAGAAGAAAGCTGAGCCAAAAGCTAAGCCAGACTTGAAGTCCGTGATGGGTGACTGGTCAACTGACGAAGAAGAATGAGCTTAAGAGGCTACAGCTACGCATTGCATTTGGCTAACCTAAATGCCGACCCTAGGTTCATCGGGGTTCGGCTTGGTAAGTACTGCATTAAAAACAGCATACCCGTCGTAAAGGTTGCTGAGCAGTTCGGTGTTTCACGGATGACTATCTATCAATGGTTTACTGGTGAATCACAGCCCCGCAGTGCCAAGGTTGAAAAAATAGAAAAGTACTTAGCAAAAGCTAAGGCTTAAGTCCCACGGGGGCAGCTAGCTCGACGGAGCGAAAAGGGGAGTGCCGATCCCCCTGCTGTCCTATCTTTTTCGGTTCTGAGGTGATATGGCGACAACAGACTTACTGACAGCAGTCCTACCTCCCGAAGGGGCTGGGTATTACTGCATAGTCGGCTTACGGCAAGACGAGGCTAGGCCTACACAAACGTTTCACCTGACACTGGCGGAAGTAGCCACAAGGGTTGATGAGTTAGTAAAAGATAAATGCAATACTTACTTTGCATGTGCGAAGTATGTTAACAATACCGATGGTCGCATTCAGAAGAACGGAGACTTGATTAAGTCGTTCTGGTTGGACATTGATTGCGGTATTGACAAAGCTGCTACAGGTAAAGGTTATGTAGACCAAGCTACAGGGCTAGCTGAACTCAAAAAGTTCTGCAAAGCTATCAGAATGCCATTGCCATGCGTGGTTAATTCTGGTCGTGGTATCCATGCGTACTGGTTACTAAAAACTACAATCAGCCGTGCTGAGTGGAAGCCTGTTGCTGAGCGTTTAAAAGCACTATGTGAACAGCATGAGTTCTTAGGTGACCCATCACGCACTGCCGACAACGCATCTATTCTGCGTGTACCTGAGACGTTTAACTTCAAAGAAGACCCACCACTGCCTGTTGAGATACTAGCTATGGCGGAAGAGCTCGACTACGAAGGTATTAAGCAAACTATCGGCGTATTAATTGCACCTGACTGGGTGCCACGTCAGCTTAATGAGATGACTCAAGCATTGATGGGTAATAAGATAAGCCGATTCAAAACCATCATGATTAAGACTATGGACGGCAAAGGTTGTGCTCAGCTTGCCCAAATAGCTACAGAACAAGACACTATTGAGGAACCACTATGGAGAGCAGGACTATCAGTTGCAAATGCTTGCGTCGATGCAGATGAAGCCATTCATAAAATCTCACGCTTACACCCTGATTATGACCCGACCACGACGGAACGCAAAGCGAATCAGACAAAAGGGCCGTATACATGCAAGACATTCGAGGGCCTTAATCCTTCGGCGTGTACTGAATGCCCAAACAAGGGCAAGATTTCGTCTCCGATACAGCTTGGATCCGAGGTCATGGTGGCTGAGGAATCTAGAATCGTTGAAACGACGGAGGAAGGTAAAGAAGAAGTATTCGATATTCCAGCGTATCCGTTCCCGTACTTTAGGGGGAAGAACGGCGGTGTTTACATAGAAGTTCGTGATGATGACGGTGGCAAGGATGCAATAAATATTTACGAGCATGACCTGTATATCGTCAAGCGGTTACATGACCCTGCTAAGGGTGAGTCAATCTGGCTACGCCTGCACTTACCTAAAGACGGTATGCGTGAGTTCTCTATGCCAGCAACGGATGTAATGTCCACTGATAAACTGCGTGACACGTTAGGATATCACGGGGTCTATGGACCTAAAAAACAAATGGAGTCGATCATGTCATATATCATATCGTCGGCTAAAAACTTACAACACACATCGGAGGTAGAAGTAATGCGTACACAATTTGGTTGGGCAGATAAAGACACTAAGTTCATCGTAGGTGAACAAGAAATATCAGCAGACAAGGTATCATATAGCCCGCCGTCAACTGCAACTGGGTCATTAGCTGAGTGGTTAAAGCCTACTGGTGACTATGACGAGTGGAAGAAAACTGTAAAGACATACGACCAGCCAGGGTTTGAGCCTCATGCGTTTGGCTTCTTCACTGCGTTTGGTGCACCACTACTTAAGCACTTGAACCTTAAGGGTGCCATCATTAACTTGATTAACAACACATCAGGTACAGGTAAGTCCACAGTTCTGAAGATGTGTAATAGCGTATGGGGTCATCCAGAAGAACTAATGTTGCAGTGGAAAGACACAATGAACTCGATGATCCATCGGCTCGGCGTAATGAATAACCTACCTGTAACGATTGATGAGATTACAAAGCTATCTGGAGATCACTTCTCTGACCTAGCGTATAGCATCTCACAAGGTCGTGGTAAGAACCGTATGAAACAACATGAGAACGCTGAGCGCCTTAACTCAACTAAGTGGGGCACGATGGCTCTTACTTCTTCTAATGCTTCCTTCTATGACAAGCTATCATCTTTAAAAGCTACACCAGATGGTGAGTTTATGCGTTTACTAGAATACCGTATTGACTTGACTGGCAACCTAACTAAAGAAGAAGCCGACACAATTTTTAACCGCTTGTACGATAACTATGGTCATGCTGGTGTTGAGTATGCTCAGTACCTTGTTGGTAACTTAGAAGATGCTTTAGATGCAGTAATGCAGATCCAACAGAAACTAGACAAGGCTATTGGCTTGACAAGCAGAGAACGTTTCTGGTCTGCAACTATCGCATGTAACATTGCTGGTGCTTTGATTGCTAAAGACTTAGGCATCATTGATTTCAATATCAAGCGTGTGTTTGACTGGATTGTTGCTGAAGTTAAAGTTATGCGTCATGAGATCAAAGCGCCGACATCTGTCCATACTGCTAGCGTAATTAATGAGTTCATGAACGAGCATCGTGCCGCTGTATTGGTAATTAATAACGAAGCCGACGCTAGGTCAGGAATGGAACAACTACCGCTAGTCGAGCCTAAGTTCAATGACCTGTTTATTCGCATGGAGCCCGATACCAAGAAGATGTTTATTAATGCTAAGCAACTACGTGCATACTGCTCAGAGCAGCAGATCACCTTGAAGGAAACTTTAAAGGCTCTGGAGATCGACAAGGCTTACCTAGGTCTGGTTAAGAAACGTCTATCCAAAGGCACTAAGATTACATCAGGCCCTGTAGATACATACGTATTTGACCTAAGCAGTCACCACTTTGGGGCTAACCCAATAGACGTTATTACACACGCACCAGATGTTAATACACGGACTGAGCTTCAAGGTTAACTGGCGGAACTTTGTNGTGGGTTCCTCATTCTTCATCCCATGTTTGGATCAAGATGCTGCCTTAGTGCAGATTAAGAGGACTACCAAAAGGCTACGCTATAAGATAAAAACCCAAATTGTTGTAGAAAAGGGAATTATCGGATTGCGTATATGGCGAATTCGGTAGTAGAATTACTATGCAGTTTTAGGTACTGCAAGTTCGTTTTCCTTAGAAATACTTAGCCCCGCTCTTTAGCGGGGTTTTTTTCAGTCTGGGTTACCCCAGTCAGCCATGTGCTGTAGCTCACCAATCAGCTTCTTATTAATAGGCATACCACCAGTAGAATCAGCAAGGGCACGTAGCTTATAGCGTGTTTTAACTGAGTTCATGGCGTTATTAGCACTAATTGCAACCCCTGGATGCGACTGATTAAACTTACCAATCTTGTCTATTACACGTTCTTTTAAGTCATCATCGCTAGAATCAATTGACATAAAGAAGGCATCTAGTAACGACTGTCTACGGTTCATTATATTTTGTTCCGCAGTCTTCATTTCAATATTAGCTTTTTGACGCTGGGCTAAACGCTCTGGGGAAAACCCTAATGCTTGACTAAATATCTCTGCTCCTGATACATCTTCAATAAGGGTATTACCACTAAGGGTTTTTGCACCTTCATTAGCTAAACGGTAACTCTTCATTGCACCCTTAAATGCAGCAGGTAGTGCAGCTTCCATAGCCCTATCAATATGCCCCTCATTAACTAGCTGGGGTATTTGGCCAAATGCAGTAACGCCTAGGCTTGCTGTAGGCCCTAGAAGTTGGATTAACATATTCTGTACTGCAGTAACTTGGTCTGGACTCTTACGTGCATCTCTGTACCACATGTCATTCAAACTTAAACGACTAGCAACGTCGGCTCCAGCAACTTGAGACACAACCCCACGAGAAATAGAATCGCCAACAAAACCACCAAATGTGTTGTTACACCAGTTTTTGAACCAGTTGTCAAAATCGTATTCCTCATCGTCATCATCGCCAAACACGGCATGTAAAGCATTCATCGTCATTGAAACTACAGACCATAATGGTAAACCACTAGCCCCTGCAAAGATTGCAGTCATACCTAGGGTTCCTCCAAGACGCTTAAACGCTTCTTTCTGTATATCCTTGATATGTGCATTAACGGCATCTTCTTTAGCTTTACCAGTAAGTGCAGCTTTACCGTCATTAATTAGGTCGTTATTAATTAGCGTAGCCATAGCTTCACGTTCTACTTCGCTATATTCCCTATGGGTAGCTTCTAGTACGCTACGACCAAGCATGTATGTCATGTTTTGAGAGAACAGCTTGAATTGCAATATAACTTTAAGGGCTGGGTGCTGGAATATACGAGGCTTATTAGCTGTTGCGTAGTCACCCATCGACTTATATGTCAGGTCTTTAGTTATCTTAATAGCTTGTTTAAATGCTGCATCATCAGAGAACCCTTTCTCCTTAGCCTTTGTAAAAGCTAAATCAAATGTAGCCATGCCGACTATCTCACGGTTAAACTTCTCGGCTCCGTGGAACATGGCAGATGCAACTTGCATTACTTTTTCTGTTGCACTACTTGCAGCGTTATTTGGCTTCTCAGCTAGGTCGACCAATGAATGGTGCAAAGTAATATCAAACAAACCATCAATACCCAGCTGCTGGTAGGCACGCTTCTTAATCGCTGCAGTAGCACCGCCCCTAGTATCTTTGAGCAAGTCTAGGTCATTATTAATAGATGGGAATGTTACCTTACCATTAGCATCACGGTAACCAGCCTTAAAGAACGTTTTTGCATACTCAGCTACCTTGGCAGTAGAAGCAGCTCCACCAAATCTAGCTGCCATAACTGGCAAGCTCACTGCTGGTACACCAAGGATGTTGACGATAGCCGATGCTGGCGCTGTTAAATACCAAAGAAAGGATACGTTAGAAAGGAGTGTTGGTAACCCACCGGTATCGACTGGGTTCATGATATTGTTTAGGCGCTTATTTAGCTCTTGCAAGTAATCATGCTCAACCTTACCCTCTTCACCCTTAGCCTTAATATCGTTAGCTGCAGTCTCAGTTAAGTTGTACAAGTCACGGCTATATTTCTTGCGTGCAAGTTGATACGACAAGTGGAATGACGAGTTAGTAAACGCATCAGCCATATCAGTTTCCATACCAGCAATACCCTTACGGTGCATAAAGCGCTTACGTAAGTTGCCATCAGGTAGCAGTAAAAACTGCATCTGCTCAATATTATCTAAAAGGTTCTTTTTAAGGTCGGCTGCATTTGAACCCTTACCTGTATCAATCATCTTCTTGAGCTTATCAAAGAACTCAAAATCCTGAAGGCCAGAATTCATAAGCTGTTCTTTAGAATTACGTGGGATGATATCGTCCGGGTCTAGCTTGATATTCTTTTTAGCCAACTCAGCTATACGTTGTTGCTGGAAGAAGTTACGCTCACCTGCAGTTTCAAACAGGTAGTATTCACGGTCAGTATCTTTTCTTCCCAGTTGCAAAGAGAATTCACCCCTACGATATAGTGGGAAGTAGACATCAACTTCATGCTCTGCAAAGTAATCTTTAACGCCTTGAATAGCAATATAGGCTTCAATTTCAGTATCGGTATACCCTTTACCTTTTAAGAAGGTAGTAAGTGAGTTTTCAATAACATCGCTACTTAACCCTTGCGCTTTACCTTTAGCTTGCATAGCTTTAATCGGGATACCAAACTTAGCATTAATATCCTTTTGTGCATCAATATCAGCTTTACTGTAGCCTTGGTTAAGCAGGGATTGCCGTACGTCGTCAAGCGTAATCTCAACGTACTCCCTACGGGTTTCCATATAGAAATCACGCACTTGTTTGTAAACTGCTTTACCTTCATCATCGAGCTTATTCCACGCATCATCGACGTGCGTAAGGCCTGTAGGCCCCTTAGCTGGGTCTTTATTGAACTTCTGTGCAGAACGGTCATCTCTTGTTACGTCGATCATTAGCTCAGACAAAATTTGATATTTTTCTGGGTTATTTTTTTGGTAGTCTAAAAACCTTCGACCAATCTGACGGCTTCGATCAATTAAACGATTACGCTCATCGACCATTAACTCATACTTCTCAATGAATTTTCTAAACTGAGGTACTCGGCTGCCGATCATATCGTTAAGTTGACGTAGGGTAAAGCCACCTAAATAGTACTTACGGGTGCTATCTTGTACGCTATCAATTAAATGGGACATGTTGTACTTCAGCGTATGCCACTGCGGTCTGCCACCAAACGTACGATCTAAGAACTTAATAAATCCTGGGTTAGTCGGCATCGTACCGTTAAGCACAGAGCGTCTTCCTTGCCCTCGGTTATTCAAAGCTACTGCCTCGCCAGTCAATGGAGAAGGAGCCTGCATAATTACGTTAGCATTTGCTAGGGTATAGCCCAGTACGTTGTCCATGCCAAATAGCTTAGATACAAACTCAGTGAACTTATCCCACAGGGTCTTATTTGATTTCAGCGCAAAGCCAGTCTGGTACTCAACACCCTTCCACTTGATGGAAGATCGACCTTCTTTCTTGGCTCGGTTATATGCTTCAGCAAAGTCATTATCCCTAACCGCCATTTGCTCAGCTTCCAAGAACTGCTCAGTGCCACCTTTATACGGGATGGAATTAAGCAACTGCTGGAACTTTTCATTAGAAAAAGCCTCGGCTACAAACTCATCTATATTAGTAAAACCATATTCTTTTAGAGTAGTACGTCTTGCAAACTCGTATAGTGCTGTAAGTTCTGTAACAGCTTTTTGCTCAGCTGGTGTTAATTTATCGAAGTTATCTGGGTTTAATGAGTATGCTGTAGCAGCGTGCATCATCTCATGTAGGAAAGTGTAGTTACTACCACCACCCATATCAAAGTTTAAGTTGACGGTATTTAGGTATGGCAAATAACTACCACTAGAATCTAATGTAGCAACACCACGTTGATACTCATCAAGCATTTCTTCAAACTGCCCAAGTATTGGGTCGGTCTTAACCTTAACTTCACCACTTTGGATAGCTTCTAGCCCCTTGAGGACTTGGCGTGGGTCAGACTTACTAAAGTACTCATCAAATATTGCTGGATGGTTCTCTTGCATATAGCTATAGAACTGACTACGTTGCTCACCGACGTTACGGGTAATTAAAGAATCTACTAGTCGGCCTTGTTGATTAATCAAGACAGTAGTATTGAGGTTCATATCTAGCAACTTCTGGGCTAGATGGGCTGTAAAACGTGTATATTTTCTTTGGCCTCTAGTATCTTGCTTAGCAAGAATCTTTAGAGCACCGTTGACGTCACCGTCTTCAAGCATCTTTTGTACGGCTGGGTGCATTGGATAAAACTTAGATGGGTCGAGCTTAGTAACTTCGCTTGCCTTACCAGGACCACGACCCCATGCAATAGAAGCTGTGCTAACTTTGCCAGAAGGAGCACGGGCAACAGACTGAAAGTACTTACGGGCAACTCCACCTTCTTTTTTGAGCTTTTCAGCGGTCTTTCTATAGTCCTCAGCCTTAAGTATTTGGCGTTTATAGTCGGCTACGGTAGCTTCAAAACGACGGTATTCTTGTTGTGGTAAGTTTTCTTCGACCCATTTCTGGAATAACTCAGCTTGGGTTTTGTCTTGACCTTTAAATAACTTACCAGCAAATTCATCAACCTTAGAGCTAATGTCAAACGCAGCCGACCGCATTGCTGTTGTATATGACCATCCAGTATCAGGACCAAAGTAAGCATAAGCTGCTTTTTCTTCTGGTGTTCTCTGTGATGGATCAATATTGTTTAGATCTTTCAATGCTTTAGCAATACGAGCAATGATGTACGGATCCATCTTAGCCAAGGCATCAGTCAGCTTAAATGGTAGTGCAGTTTCTTCTTGGCCTATACGCTTACGTTCATAGTTATCTAGGGCCTGGCTTAACTTCGTACGTAGTTCTTCAATACCACGTCTTGTGTTTAACTTAGGTACCGAGGTTAAACCTTGTAAAGCCGCAGTCTGCTCAGGCATAGACATGCCAGCAAAGCGTTGGGAAAGGGCAGAAGTTAGTGCTTCACGTTCTTTAGGGGCGATACTCAGGCTATCAAAGAAGTCGCGAACATACCCAAGACGTGCATCTAACTCTGGGCCAGATAGCTCTGCGCTTACATCCGGACCCTTCTCCGTACCCTCAAACCGACTAACCTGCTTAGTAATCTTGCCACCAATGAATTCAGCTACATCATCCAAGAGCTTTCTAGTTTCTTCTTTGAACTTAGTAACTTCAGCTGGCATTACTGTAGATGGCTTCAAGCTATTAAAGAAAGCCTGTAATGGCTTCATTGGTGCTTTAGCGTCGCCAATTAACATCATCTTGGCACGGTCGGGCTCAACTATTGGTTCAATTGGTTCTTTTGCAGCAGGGGCACTAGTATTTTCAGCAGTTAAACCAAACTCAGTAGGGGTTGTATCTAGAGTACGTTTAGTATTTTCATCTGGCTCAGTAAAGTCAAAGCCTTGCTGGCTAGGTGCATTAAGGGATGTAGCTTTGGGTAGCTCTTTACGTGCTGCTTCTAGCGAATAAACTTCATTGTATAGTTTAGATAGGTGCTCTTGGGCATAAGCAATACGCTCATCGTTAGGATTAGTATCAGCTAAATCTCTAACATAAACTGCAGCTTCATTTATCTTTTTATTAAGTTCAGTTATCTTAGTATCAAGCTCTGATTTTGTAGCCGTATTTAGTTGATTGTCGAGCGGCGTTTCTCCAGCATCAAGTCCTCCAGTAGCAGGCTTAGTTGCTGCCATACTGGGAGCGGTACTTTCATCAGTTCCAGTGGTGGATCCAGCTCCGGGCTCGCTAGGTACTGAAACGCTCGACTCACCTGTTCCGGCGATAGGTCGTCCATTGTCATCATATTCATTCGCCTCATCAATAGCACTACGTCTTTTATCAACACCAGCTTCACCTGCAAGGGCTTTTTTCTCCTTGCGATAATCACCATATGCCTGTGCACCTTTTGAACCAGCACCTAATGCTCCACCAGCTGCCGCTGCACCGAAAAACGCTTCTTTATACTCGCCTAGGGCTTTCTCATCTGTTAGGCTTAAACCAGCTTGGTACCGTTCAGCAGCTTGCTCTAGAACCTCAGTTGGTGCCTCAGTAATAACACCTTCAGTTGCACCTACAAGAGCACGTTTACCAACTTCTTTAGCTACTGCGCCAGCACCTTCACGGGCAGCAAGTTCTTTAAGAATTTCCTTACCAGCAGTTTTACCTACCGACCCAATACCAAGAGTAAAGCGGTCGGCAAAGTATCCTAGGGGGGCAGTTCCAGCTGCAGTTAAAGCAGCTTTAGTTACTTCTAGTTCTTCTGGGCTATTCTTTTCTTGTGCTTGGCGTACTAAGAAGTTACCAAACTGTTGCACACCATAAGTAGCAATACCAGCAATAGCACCACCAATAGGTGTAAGGAACGGCGATACAGCTGCACCGACAGCTAGAGGGCCAGCCATTTGAGGAGCGCTTTGAAGAACCTGTTCTACGATATATTTTGGGGCTTGGGCTGCAGCAGCAGCAAAACCTTTATCCGCTGCAATGCGTTGGAAGTCCTCGACCGTCATAGCGGGCTTGGTTTCTTCTCTTTGTTGCTTTTCTTGGTCGGCTTTAATCGCAGCCATCTTAGCTGCGGTATTTTCTTTAGAGCCTAAAGTTGCTGTTCCTGCTAAACCTAAACCAGAAGCTACATCACCCAATGAGCTAACACCACGTTTAAGTGCAGCTGTAGCTCCTTCAACAAAGCCAACATCTTCTGGAGCTTTTTGTTCTGGGGCGGCTTTTTCCGCAGGCTTGGCTACGCTCTGTTGCCTAATAAACCCTGCTAGCTTTGCTGCATCATCTGTGTTTCCAGCAGCATCAGCCTTGCGTAGCGCATCATATAGCTGTTCTAAATCAGCCATATTTACCCTTTATATTTAGTTAACAACCCTTGTATGTCTTCTGGCATATTACCACCACTAGCTGGGGCACCCGATTTATTGTTTGCAGCGCTAGTTAGGATCTGCATTAATCTATCTCTATCGGCCATTAATTCAGCACGGCGTGGGTCATCTTTCTTCAAGAATGTTAGCTCACTATTGATTTGCGCTAGTCCATTTTTAGCTGCAGCAATAGAGTTGCTTTCTACTTTGCCAGCACCCTTAATAATTTGTAGTGCTTCTTCAAGTGTTTTACCTTGACCCATTAACTGCTTAACGTAAGCATCTTCACGGGCACCAGCAGAATGGGCAGCAGAAGCAGAAATCTGTGCCGTTTGAATACGGTTTGCACGGTCGGCAATACTATCTTGTAACTTAGTAGCTAATGCAACATCGCCACGTTCTTCGGCACGGCGTAATGCAAGTATGTCTTGTTTTTGTTTATTGATATCGGCTTTGTACTTCTCGTCTGACTCAATAGCCTTGCCATAACCTTCTGTGTACTCACCAAGACCTGCAAGAGCTGCCTGACCAATACCTCCAGGGGCTGCGGTAGAACCAAACTTAAGAAAACCTTTTGCCATTGCTAACTTTTCAGCTTTGCTCATACGCTTATCTGCACCAGAAAGATTTTCTTCCAATGTTTTAAGATAGTCGCTACCATATTCACCTTGTGGGCCTTCTTTACGTAGACCAGCTAAGATACCGCCAAGGCTTGAATCAGATCCTGTGCCAACACCGCCACCAGCAGGGGCACCATACGCTTTACTACCAGTTGCACCAGCAGTTGGGCCTGCGGCTATATTTTTAGCTTTTTGTTCAGCTAAGTAACGTTGGGTAGCCTCATCAAATGTTTTAAATTCGCCTTCAGTAGGCTGTGCTGGAGCTGCAGCAGGTTTAGTACCCAATACTGCTTGCTCAGTTGAATTAGTTGGTACGCCGCCACCTAAGCTACGGGAAGGTTGATAGTTAAATGCAGGTTTATCAATACCAGCTTTAGACATTAAGTCGGCATACTCACCCTTTAATTCACCTTGGCGTTTTTGCAAATTCTCATATGCTGCAGCATCATCTTTTTTATATGCTTTTTGGCGTGAACCAGGAGCATTCTTACCACCAGCTTCTTTATTAACTGCGTCTAATTGGCTGCCAATTAAGTTAATCTGATTAGCTAACTCTTCTGGGTCCTTAACTTCACCCTCATCGGCAAATGCCAAGATGCCACCACCAGCGTAGCCCATAGTATTAAACAAGCCACCACCAGCCGCAGCAATACCTTCTGTACGAGCCTTTTCTCTACCCTTGTCGGCTAAAGCGTCTGCAAAAATTTGACGTTCTCCACTATCTAACTGTGGATCTTTTAAACGTTGCTGTAACTGCTGAGGGCTTAAGTTCTGTGCCATACCAGCTAATTTAGGCTCAGGAATAGCACCGCCGTATTTATAACCAGCAATACCACCTTCAGCCATTTCTTTAATCTCACCACCACCAGCTTTAGAAGCACCAGCTAAAGAAGCACCAGCACCTAATAAACCAATGCCCTGTTGGAGGGTAGATGGTTGTGCTTGGTACATCTGGGTAGTCTGAGCTTGCATTGGTAAGCCACGGAGCATATTAGACATGAAGCCCAACTGCATAAGTGGGTACTGTTGCTGAGTAGCATAGTCTTGAATAGCTTGGTTAATCTTAGTTTGCTCTTGGCTTTGCTGCTGACCACCAATCTGGTTTTGAGTATTAAGGATACCTTGCTGAGCACCCAACTGTGCAGTACCTAACTGACCTAACTGACCAGCCATCTGACCATACTGACCTAAGCCTTGCAATGCACCTTGTTGACCTTGTAGGCCTAAGTTAGCTCCATATTGCTGGGCTTGTTGGGCATTTTGAAAAGCATTCTGTGAGCCAGTAGCTTCAATGCCTTGTAATTGAGACATCAAACCACGTTGGGCTTCTGATTGCTGCAGTGCAAGACGGTTACCACCAAAGGCACCTTGACCTACTGCTTGCGCTTGTAACTTAGGAGCGCCCATCTGGTAATCACGAACTGCTTGAGACTTTTGATAGTCGACTACGTTCTGCATATAAGGCGACATGTATCCAGCAACAGAATTTGGGTCTTGAGCTTGCTGAGCATACTGTTGACCAGCACCAGCCATTTGACCTGCTAAACCTAAAGAACCCATACCAGCCATACCAGTCATTTGACTAGCTTGGCCATACTGTCCAGGAACTTGTAAATTACCAGCCGACTGTTGGGCTTGTTGCTGTAGCGGAGAGAACCCAGCTACATAGTCATTCATATCGGAGCTGTATGGCTTGTACTCTTGGAAGCCTGTAATACCACTATCATCAGTAGTAAACATCTGCTTCTGGGTAGCCCCAAGCATAGACTCAACGTACGGCTTTGCGTAGTCAGGAATATTAGATGTCTGAGAATACGATGTGGTTGGAGCAGATTGGCCACCGCCACCGCCACCCATGTAGAACATGAATTGGTCTACGAAGAACCACTTTAAACTTTGAATCAAATTCATATTTTTGCCTCTAATATAGTGTAGCGCTCTTCTAAACCAACTTGTTTATATAGCCGTGCAGCTGATTCTCTAGCGGCACATTGAACTTTAGTAGCCCCATTAGCCTTTAATAGTGCACATACTTGCCCAAAAACATCTTCATTCACAATATCTTTACCAGCCATAGCAGTAATAAGCCCCACACGATCATTAGGCTTATTAATAAATTCAACAGAAGCTGCTCCGTGAACTGTATTTTCTTCATCCACTGCCACCAATAATACCCACGAACCTTGAGCCAGTAAAGCTTTAATCTGATCCAAAGTATATTCATCGCCGCCAAACTTTAGTGCGCTACCAAATAGGTCTTTTACCAAGGGCCATGTTTGGTGAAAATGATTAGTAAATACTGGTCTAACAGTAATCGTCATGCTGGCATAAACTTGTCGGCTTTAACAGCTGGTGCTTGTTTCTTTTTACCAGTACGTGCACGGCGAATCTTATCCATCATTGAATAAAGTTTCTTGGCTCCCGCATCAGTAGACCCATTACCAAGGTGAGAAACAACATCAGCAGGTACAACAAACTCGCCATCAGCCAAACGGGCAGGCTGCTTATGACCAATTTGAGCCGGAATAGAATCTGACATGCCATCACCAGGACCCTTAAGCATACGTCCACCATCGGAATAACCACCTAATGTACCGCCAGAAGCACCGCTATCGGAAAAATCACCACCTAAAGATTTAATGCCGGTCTTTGGCATTGCAGCCATCTTAACGCCAGCTTTGCCCATTAGTTTCTTATTGCGGTAGTTAGTAGCGTCTAAAGCACCTAAACCACGAGTATTGGGGTCTGCATCTGTATATAAGTCAACATCATGTAATCTAGGTGCATCCGCAGGTAAGCCACCGCCAGCCATCATAATCCCACCAGTATATGGGTCGGTTTTAGTATCGTAGTCAGATTTAATAACTTCTGCACTAGCTGGCATCTGAGTTGGCGTAGCAAAATTAGTATGTTCTTGCTGGCTTTGTGGGTACATATTAGTCTGCCCACCCATCATATTTTGAGTCATCTGCTCAACTGGACCACCTGCAGCATAGCTTGGATACTGTGCGCTGTAATATGGGTTAGGTTTCTTTGGCTCATAGCGTTGGAAATTAGGGGATAAACCTAAGCCGATACCTTTTTGTGGTTCAGGACCTGTTTGTTGCTTAGGTTGTTGGTCTAATAATCCAGCTACTGGCAATGCTTGAACCATGCCACGACCAATACCATTTGGCTCTAAACCTTGGTAAAAAGTTTTTGCCCCAGCTTGCGCACCTAAGTTTTCCCCAGGAAGTTTTGCGTATGGGTCAAAATTATTAACTGTACCCGAAAGCTCTGGCCTACCAGAACCAGCAAGCATTTGGTCTACTGTAAGCCCCCCAGATTGTGGGTTTGGGACTGGAGCAGGTGCAGGTGCTGGGGTTGGAACAGTTGGGCTTGTACCAGATAAACCAGCATTATAGTCAACAGGCGACGAAGGAGTAGCGGGGGCTACTGCAGCTGTTCCACCATCTACCGCAGCTTTTTGAGTGGCTTCAGCACCAACAGAACCAGCATCACCGTATGCACCGATACCGCCAGCAAGTGCGCCACCAAGACCACCCATAAGAGCAGCTTTACCTGCATCTTTACCAGTTGCAGCGGCAGTAAGACCAGAAATACCAGCACCAGCTAGGGCGCCAGCAGCAATACCACCAGCCATAGTACTACCCAAAGCAGCAGAAAGGGCAGGGGCAGCAGCACCAGCAGTAAAGTAAGTAGCGGCAGCGGCAGCTACAATAGGAAGGGCTTGTTCTAGGAATCCAGCTTCAACTAAACCTGTATCTGGGTTAACTGTAAGACTGCCACCATTAGCCATAGCAAGCTGCTGAAGGCCTCTAATCTCATTCTTGGACATGTGAACGAGCTCAGTATCGGTACCCCGACCCTTAGATTTTAAGTAATGTGCTGTATTGTGCAGTCCCATTTAGGCCTCACTGTTGATTATGTTGAAGTTTATCATTTAAACGATTGTTCCACTAGCGTTTATCCAGTTGGTTCCGTTCCACCAAATAGGCCTATTAAGCGTTGTATCAAAAAAAGTTTGCCCAGTATGCAGTTGAACTGCTGGACGCTCGGCTGTAGTTCCTGATATTGGCTGGGCTAAAAACCCTGTAAAGTTATCTATCTGACTAAAATAAAGCCGTAAAGCATTGGTAAGCTGATCCTGATATTGCTGACTGTAATCTACAGGTGCAATCGGTATATTGGGGGATTTAGAAGGGCGTAGGTTAGTAGTAGCCATTATCTGCGTCCATCAGGTCTAATATCTATACGGGGGCTACCCAGCTGCCAAGATACTCCAAGGGTATTTGACTCAATACGGAAAGCTAGCTGTCGGCCTCGTAGACGAGTATAAACCTGCCCAGTAAATTCCTGGATGTTATATACGGCTGAAACCCCATAGTTATTATCACTTACTACTGTTGGGCTATTCGAAACACCATATGGCGTACCAGAATTTCGTCTAGGTTTTATCGTTATTGTTACTTCTGGCATATCAACGGTAGACCCGTTAAAGTTAACGTCAGGTAGCATGCGCCAAACAAAACCAAAATTATGCCCGTCGCCAATGTCAAAATCAGAAGATTGGACGTATGAATCAATAGGTACTGGAGTTAAGCCAGACACGTCATCAACTGAGCTTTCTTGGTACAGAATGAGGTTTTGGTAATCTGCTGCAAGTGGGTATTGTCGAATACCAGAATCAAGCCATGCAGTACGAGCCATAGTACCGTAGTACCACACACGATCCAAGTAGTTGTAAATGACATATTTATCTACTGTAGTTGAAGTACCAGAACAATAAAACCACCAAACCTCATTGTAGGCCTCATTAGACCCAGAAAACACTTGGTATGCTTGGTCTTTATTTATATCGTCAAAAATGTATTGGCGTAGCGAGCAAGGTAGCGTTTCTACACGACCAGAATACATATAGAACTTATCCGTACCCATCCAGTACGTTACGTTATTAACCGTAATCATAGAATTAGGGGACATAACAGATATGTTATCCATCAGGATATTAAAGCCCCAAACGTAAGGAGGCCCTAGGTACTGCATTGAATATAGCGCAGAATCAGTCCAAACTAAAATCTCTTGGCGGGTTGCCCTAGCCTGCATGATGTAAGAGCCGTTAGATAAGCGGAACTCACCTGCTTGGTTTGTTACTTGCGGTACCCATTCATATGGGTTTTCTTGATCTGACCAGCGTACAAGCATTGGGTCAAACGGCGTTTCAGAGTCGGTTGGGTCATAAGAGTTAGCACCCATTGCAAAAATAAAGCGCTGAATAGCTGAAGATAAAACTTGGTTTGTTGTATTTGGTACAAACTGTCCTAAGTATCCAGCGGAAGTAGATTGGGTTGCTAGAGATTGTGCCCTAGTAGTTAAACCCCCAGCAGCACCGCTTGGATAGGCTTCACCAGCTGGTATCCAGTAATAAAGTGCCCCACCACGAGGGGCTATAAAAAGCTGCTCACCGTAGTTGTCGTTAGACCAAAGACGAAGTTGTTCGCCAATACCAGATGTATATCCTGAGCCCCAACCACCTGAGCCCCAAGGAGGAGCGCCCCAACCAGTTCCTACAATATAAAGGTCAAGGCCGATAGGGACTTCCCAAGATGCAGTTACTGCAGCTCCGCCATGATTTGTATCGCTTGAACTAGCTAATACGGGTAAACCCGTAGTTGGGTCTTTAGCTTGAATAGTAAAAGTAGTTGGTGATGGTACTGTAGCTACTACATATTCTTGGTTTAAAACTGCAGCGGTAATATTTCCACCAAGAGAAGCAGCACCAGAAAATACTACATAGTCGCCTACCTGCGGGTTATATGTGGCATCTGTAATAGTAATAGTAGCTGATCCAGTAGAAGCTGCAAAAGGCCCTGGAGCTGCCCCTAGGGCAGTTTGTATAGTCGAGAAAGGGGTAACATCATAGTAGTCGCCACCCTGTTCTATATAGTACTTTTTACTTGTACCAACACCTAGCAAGTTTGCATTTGCTAACGTAGTCCAGTTCCACAGCGAACGGGCAGTGCCTAGATAGGTATTGTTAGAAAGGCGAGTCCAGCCACCAATCTTCTCAGGGAAGCCAGAACGAAACCGAATCTTATCGCCGTCATACCAACCACCCTCATTGGAGTAGTCAGTACCTTCACGGTTAAGTCCGGGTCTAAATTGTAATTTCTGTAATGGCATGAGGGTTTACCCTAGGCGTAGACGCGAGTTCCTGATTTATCAATGATAAGCGCTTGTCGGCGTGGTGTCATGTCTTTTGTGTTAGGAACTGAGATATGCGTCCAGCGATCAAACTCACGAATAATCTGGTCATACGGGATATGTGCAGCCATCAGAGCTTGAACTACTTCGTCTGGAGTCATGCCTGGTACTCTAATATCAGCAGCACAACCGATACGGTGCTGACTAGAATCCTTGGAACCTACAGCATCATTAACTTGTTTGCAACGGAAAGCCGAGTTAACCATAATTGGTTTACCACCTAGGGTTTCTTTAACTTGCTCTAAGAACAAAGCTAGACGCTCAAGGTTGGCTGTTTCTTCAGCATTAGGTGTGTTATCAAACTCACGGTGGTCCGTGTGGGTTAGTTCTTCAAGGGAAAAATGTTCAGTCAGTTTGGTCATTTGAGTCCTGTCCTATCTTAATACCTGTAATTAAGCCAATAAATCCACCAATAATGGTTTGGAATGCTGGGGTAATAGCTTCAAATATCTTGTCGTTGCTAATATCAGCATCAAACATCCCAGCCATCATTGTGCCAACCATACCAATTACTACTAAACAAAGGGTAACTGTTACGCAAATAGTAACGAACCCAGGCGTATTTTCTTTACTTATCATTTTGCTTGCTCTTCATATCAATAATTTTTTCAAGGGTACGTCCACCAAAGTAAAAACTCATAATGAGCATACCCCACTGCCCTAGTAATTCTACATAGGATTTATTAGTTTCGATATTAAAAGCTGATAACATTGCAAACGTAAAATAACCAGCAAGGATTGCAATCAATGTCATGGGACGAATGTTTTTCGATAGCCAACTATCTGAGCTCATATCTGCTTCTGCTCGCTTGGTCAGTTCTTGAGCTTCTGCCGTATCCGCTTGTAATTCTGCTAATCTGCCTTGCTGTTGTAGCTCTATTAATTTGGCTTGGGCTTCGGCTTTTTGAGCTGGATCAGGAATAACCTTATCAAGTATCTTCATTCCTACACCAATGATGTCATCTATACCAAACATTATTTAATCCCCCAAGTTAAGTACCACGCAATAATTGCAGCTAGTGCAAAACAATAAAACTGCACTCGCCTTACTTCTTTTAAATCGTGCTGATATTCTTCGTTTGCTTTACGTTCCATATTCTCAATATCCAGTTTGATTCTTAAAACTGCTTCCCACTCTTTAGCACCATACTTTTTTACAAAGTCGATCTTTAGTTTGGCTTCTTGGTCGCTAATTTGTTTCTTTTTATTCCAATCTTCCAGCGCTTTAATCAACGCCGTTTGCTTCTTAAACTCCGCTTCTCGCAACGCCCTACGTCTTTCTGTTGCTTTCTTTTGGGCTACATCTGCTGCATCTTGCTGAATACCTTCAATGCTTTTAGATAGCCCTTTAGAGGCTTCCCGACTTGCATCAAGGCTACCACTAAGGGTTTTTACTCCTTCGGATATTCCAAATGGGTCTGGCATACCTCAATTTATTGCACCTTTTTAGTAACGAAGGTTTGTCTTACTGCTTCAAACTTGGCTAATAGCTCAGGCTCAATAACCGCTTCATCAATCTTTTGACGCATCAATTTTGCATGCTCTTCAAGCTCTTGTATATTGCCCTTATAGCTAAATTGTTTGGTTACTTCTTTGGTGTCGTAGAAGTCGCAAATAATGTGGTAACGGTCATCTTCTGAGTCGTTGCGTATTTGGTGCCAGTTATTAACCCAAACTGCATAGGCTTTACCAGCTTCCATATGTAACGTAGTACCTTCAGAAATAAACACGCATTTCTTATTAGTAATGATAGGTATATGGATCCTAGCCATGTACTCATTGTCATCAGCATCTTTATGCACTAAAGACTTAGCTCCAGCTTTAAGGCAAGTTACTCGTACCCTACGTGGGTATAAACCTAGATCTTCCAGCTGGTTAACAACGAACGCAATCTCGCCCACGCAAGCCTGGGTAGGGTTTTTATGCTCCATAGAGTGTGCAATGTTGAAGAACTTAAGCGATTTATAGTTATTGTCATTTCTAGGAAAGTAGACTTCCATTGCCTCTCCTTCATCATTCTGGAAAAAATCCCAACCATCTCGCCAATCACCAGTACGGGAAGTAATACTCCAACCGCCAAAGCCGTGGTAAGCCACCGTTTCATATTCTTCTCCTTGAATAACTTGAGCACCCAGTGGGAACACGTGCTGCTTGATGTCCGCAACTAGCTTGTCATGGTCAAACTTAATAAAATCTAGCTCTTCATAGAACATTAAACGGTTTCCGTTTCTACTAGCATATGCAGCACTTCATAAAAATCGTACTTATCTGTAGCTAAACAAATAGCTGTACGCTCTCCGCTACCTTGGACATCATGTACCCTATCAACCCCTAGCAAGTAAGCATCACCAGCTCTAGCAGTAAAAGAACCCCTATTAGCTAGTTCGTGCTGTTGAAAGATGTAACCATTAGTTTGGTTTTCTATCTGGCGCTTAACTGCTTTTGGCTCTGGGGTATAAAACGTAGTCTTGTAATCGCCTGGCTCTACGTAAAAGTTAATGCTGGTCTTAACTTCGCTGTCAGTATGGGGTGGCACCGAGCCAGTAATCTTTAGCAAGGATAAACAAAAGTCCTTGCGGTAGCGCTCAGGTATAGTGCGAAAAACATCTTCCCCTGCCAACTGGGCATCGTAATACGTAATGACGTCACCGTAGGAGATCTGCTGACCCCCCTGGGTGTACTCAAGATTCTTGAACGGGTTCTTCAGTATTCTGAACACGGCGGGCTTTCCATTCTTCATATTCACGAATGATAGGGCAGTCATGATCCCAGTTAATGCCAGTATGTGGATTAGCATGAGCAGCTGACCAACGCTTGTCTTGGATGTGCTCAAGGATTGGAATACCGTCGTGGAAGATCTTTTCTAAGATGTCGGCATAGTCATTAAGCATCTGAAACATGCGCTCTTTGTCTTCGCCCTGCATCATTAAAATGTCACGGTTCATCTGGTTGTCAAAGTAGTGAACTACATATTGACGGTACTTATCTACATCTTCTGGCGCTACTTGTAGGTATGGTGAAGCCGCAACTTTTTGGTCTTCGGGAATAATTCGTAGGTGTGCAGGGACTTCCTGCATTATGTGTTCATCCATTTTTTCACTCCTTCAACGCTAAATTTATTTACAGAAACGATAGCCGATGCAGTCCAATGGCTCATCCAGAACAACGCCCACATACCCCATAAAGTCAGGATGCGATGGCCTCTGCGGTGTGGAATGTAGTCAATTAAACGACTAATAGGTACGCCAATAGCCATAAGAACCCTACCACGCAAGTTATCTTTAGGGCGAGTACCCATGAGGTAAGCCATATGCTCAGACCAAGGAATACCAATCCGCAACGCCATTCTAGTAATAGCTTCCTTCTGTGCAGCTAAACGTTGTTTTTTAGGTAGCCATAAAAAACACTCAGGACCTTTACCATCCATCCAAGCAGTCACAGTTCGTGCCCAGCGTATATAGCCACGGTATACACGGCGGTCATTCTTACGAAGCATCTTGCCATAAGCCTGGTCAGCTACCCAAACATTAGGGTCCATATAGCCTTGCTCATATAGCTTGGCACAGATAATCTTAGAGCAGTTACAAGCACAGTTACAGTTGTAGAGCGCAGTTGCAGAGGTTACACAGTTATATGTACAAGCGCAGTTACAGTTAGTCTGCAGGTAGGCTTGTGGCTGGCAGTTTAAGCAGTTCGTAGTACCCGATATAAAGCAGTTGGTACACTGGATATTGCCGCAGTTACAGTTATTAGTGCAGTTACCATTATCACAAGCGCCTTGCGTATTGTTCTGGAAGTAGGCTTTGCTGTAGAACGCACCCATATTAGCTGGGCTTGCTGGTGTTAAAAGCAGACCATTTAAGAATGATAGGTCGTCGGTAAAGGTAGCTGCCTGCCCAATCTCTACGCTAACGTCACCTATTGAAATAGGACCTGATGCTGGTAATGTCATGCTGCTACCCGTGCCTTCCCGTAAACTTCAACATTATCAATTTTCTCAACCACTTCGCTGACTACCTTAATAGGGATGATCCGCTTAACTGGTTTCTCTTCGTGCTTTAAAACTGTACCGAATATATCTTGGCGCTCTGGCGGTAAGCCGTCACCCTTAATTAGGGTAGGTATATACCCTGTCATTTTATGTATAGATGCAGCAAATAAAGTTACATTATCTGAGTAGGCGTTAGCACAAGATACTTCCCAGAACTTGTTGTCTAGGAACATACAAGCGCCCTTGCAGAGGTGCAATACTGGGCAGCTAGGGCAGGCATCACGGTTAGACCAGTGGGTAGAAGTGTACAGAGCAACTTTGTCGTAGTCGGCTAGGTTACCCCCCAAGTGGGATTCACCATTCTTGCTAGTCTCAGCAGCACTGACGTTTTGGCAGGTAAGTACGTTGCCGTTGAGGTCTACAGCTAGGGTGCTCTCGTTATCCATGCCGCACTTCTGGCCTAGGTACTTAGCATCTGACTGGGATAAAACAGCCATTGTGAAGCCGTCAATCTTGTCAATAATAGCTTGGAAGCCGATGTAGCCGTCGTTAGCGTAAATTTCTTTAAACGTATTGCGGCGGAAGTTAAAGTGGTCCTCAAGGGTTTGCAATGAGTTAGTAATGCCATCTTCATCATACGCATCAACGAGGGTACCTTCACCCAGTACAATCTCAGGATTGCCTGTTAGCTCAATAAACCACTCATGGATTGCCTTACGGCTCTGATTATTCTTGGACAGCATGGAGTTAAAGCTAATGCCCTTCTTGAGGCGGCTCATCATGCGATAAAAACCAAGGATAGTTTTCTTCTTTTCTGGGTCATCAAATGGGTCTGGACCACGCACAGACTGGCCTGGGCCATCATGGCTAATGGATACCGAGAAATCCATCATCATCAACCAATCAATAATCTCGTCGGTCAAGATAGAGCCGTTGGTAATCATGGAGAACTTGGCGTATGGGAGCTTCTCACGCAGTGCCTCAGCCAACGGCTTAAGGGTTTTCCAGTATACAAGTGGCTCACCACCCCAGAATTCAACCTTAAGGCCACGTTCCTCAGAGAACTCTAGGGTCTCTAGCTTACGTAAAAAGGAGTCAATATCCTTGTGGGAAGTAGATTCTGCACGCTCTACAAACTTCTGAGAGCAGTAGTCACAGGTGTAGTTGCAACCAAGACCCATCTGGATCTTTAATAGCTCAATGTGCTTGGACTTGTGTAGGGGCTGGTACTTGCTAAATTTAGTAGCAGCTGGGTGCTCGTGCTGGGCTTGCATGTCAGGGAACTTGAACTCATTCCCGTCCGCATCTTTCAGGACGTTGGTCTCATTGTCATATAGAAATACTTTTTTATCTAACGCATGTTTCTCTGCGTGTATTTCAAATAGCAAGGGATTCTCCTTAGATTGAGCCGTAGGCGGTAATGTTACCAGTACAGATTAAGTTACCAGAAGAATCCAAACGCATCTTGTTTACCCCACCGTAGCGGAAGTACAAATAGCCACCAGACTCAAGCACTGTGTAGTTTGTAGTACCAATCTGCACGGCAGACGGTACAGAGGTAATAGCTGCAATCTTAGAAGTGACAAGGGCTGTAGTAGCCACGTTTGTGGTGTTGTCGCCTGTAGCTACAGTAGGGGCAGTTGTAGTTCCTATGAAATTGGCTGTGCCGTTGTGGGTTTCTATAGCATTATGGGTTTCAGCGGCATTATATATAGAGGTGCCGTTAAGGGTAGTAACCCCAGCAACCGTTAATGTTCCAGTGTCATTAATAGACGGGGCGGTCAGCAAACTAGCTACAGTAAAAGCACCTACAGTACCGTTCAGCATGGAGTAGAAGTTAGTACCATCACAGAATACTTGGGCAATAACGCCGTTAGGGATGGTTACACCAGTACCACTAGACCCAATAATACGTATTGCTTGGCTACCTGTAGTGTTGTTGTAGATGGCATATAGCTTGTTTACGTTGGGGGCAATAATATCCCGCACTGCAGTATTTGTGCCGTTTGCGATGATTACAGCGTTTCTAGCCTCATCTGAGGTGCCGTTAAGGTCGGTCAGCGTGTAGTTGGCATCTAGCATGGTGATCGAACGAACACCAGTAATAGCTTGTTCTAGGAGTGTACCTAAGTTTCTATTGGTAGTTTGACCCCAAACACCAGTCTGCTGGCCATCGCCTGGCAGTTCTAGCTTTAATGAAGTTGAGAAGGTTGTCATGGTTTACCCCTGAGTATTGTCTATAAGTGTCCAGCCAGGATTTTGGTCGTCCCCGACTTGCTGCCATGTAACAGTTTGCGAGTTATCTGCAGCTTGCCAAGTTACAGTTTGATCGTCATTAATTTTAAACCATCCACTGGCAATTGGGGAGTCTAAAAGGGTCATTAACTCGTTGACCAAAGGCTTGAAGTCAACCTGAGCTGTAGGTGCATCAGTCAAAGTAAAGCTCTCAGCCGCCGTTGCAACAAAGGTTACTAGCCCAGTTTCAGCATCTGTAAACGTAATAGCTTCAGCTTGGTCTGGGTTAAAGTCGGCCCGCCCACCCCAGACATCCGTAAATGTAACCGTGTCGGCATTGGTCTTAGGAAAGTTTCCAGTAGCTGCAACGGTATCTGTAAAGGTTATTGTCTGGGCTACGGTTCCAGCAAAAGCTACTGGGCCTGCATAGGTGTCGGTAAAGGTAAAGGATTCAGCTATGCTTTTTGCGCCAGTCCAGTTGCCTCTAGCTTGGTCGTCTAATGAGAAAGTTTCAGCATCGGTAACAAAGAAGTCAAATGTTGTAGCACCGCCATCTCCATCTACCAGCGAAATAGAATCGGCAATAATCCCACCAAAGGTAGCTGGGCCTAAATAGGAATCGGAAAAGGTAAAGCTCTCAGCCACGCTAACTGGGTACGCAGTGCCTCCTAAAGAAGCAAAAGGCGATTGAGCAAAGGCTGAGATTCCGAACAATTATGCGCCTCTCATTAGACAGCCAGAGAAAAAGTTAGTGTTTTGGTAGGTAGAACCAAGAGACGGAGATGTGGCTGTTATGTTGGCGTATATTTCAACATAGTCAGTTGTTCCATTCATATATTCCAAAGTAGATGCTGATGCAAAAATTACCCCTAGATTCGTATTGTAGTAAGCCCCGATGCCAATCGAAGCCCCATTTTTGTACCAATAGAGTACATACTGGCTTGGACTTGTTCCATTGAATCTAACTCTGGTGTTTAACTGGTAGTATCCAGCTACAGTTGGGGTAAATCGACTAGAAGCAAAGTTACTATTAGTATCAAATTGTTCTGTATCAAACAAAACTTTAGTATCAGCACCGCTTGTTACGGTTTGAGCCGCAGAAGCATAAGCACTAAACGCAGGTGCATTGCTGTTCCCGCCCATCCCGACTTGTACTTGTGTAAGTGCCATTATTTAACTCCAAGCGCAAGCGCTTCTTTCTCGGTCAGACCGAGAGCCATGAGTTTATTTAATGCGGATTGTTTGGCATCTGCTTGGGCTTGTGCAGCAACTTCTTCTGCAGCTTGTAATTCTGCGACTTTAGCTTCTACAGATTTTAAGTCGTAAGCTACTTCATTACCTTCTTGGTCATAAGCTACATCACCACGAATAACTTTAATATCAGAATTAAGTGCATAAATAGCATCATGTAAATTAATCATGCCGCAATCTCCATAAGAATAATAGTTGCTGGTGTATTTTCAGATTGCACAATAACGCTACCGCCACCAGAATTAGCATTTGCAAAATATGTTGAATAAGTTGTTGCCGAAGTAGTAGCTGGAGAATCTAAATAATTAAAATTACTTGCAAAAAATAAATCTAAAGATGAACCTGTATAGCCTAAGTCAATAGCATATTTTATTAAACTTGACCCATTTTTAAATAACCAAAAAGCTATATCAGCATAAGGAAATCCCGAAGGTTTATAGTTTTGAGAGTGTGAAATTAAAACAAGAACTTTGCTTGATGCAAATTTTGGTGTAATAGTTGCAGTTAATCCAGTTGCAACAGGAGATGCGGCTGTATTAGTTGTTGATGTAGAGGTTGAATAAACGCTACTAACCACTTGCAACACACTACCAGCAGGAAGGTTTGCATACCCTAAAGTACCAGTAAGAGTAGAAGCGGTTAAAGCCCCAGACGAATTTACGTTAGTACCGAGAGCGCCTAAGTTAGCTGCTTGTGTCATTATTCACCCCAAACTGCGTTGCATACAGCCCGTACTTTAGTGTCTTGCGCAGAGATGTCATCACCTTTATTCAGTAACCAGCGGTGATAAGACTTACTAAGTTCAACACCATCCTCAAGAATATATGTAACCTGACGAACTTGAATAACGTCATCTGCCACTACTTCAATTTTGTCAATTGTTACTTGTTTTTCTAACATTTTCTATCCTTATGCTGTAGTTATATATGAGCCAGCAAAAAATATTGTTCTAGAGTTTGCAACGCTTATTGTTGGGGCATAAACTCCAGATGAACCGTAAATAACACCTGTACCCAATGTTTCAATATAGTTTGTTGCCCAAGGTATAGGGCTATTTGCGCCTGTTGCAGGAAAAGGTATCCCTGTAATAAGTCCTGAGTTTGACGAACAAGATATTGTTCCAGCACCTGGTGTAATTTGGCAATTAATAAATACAGTTTTCCCAATTTTTATATAGGCTGCGTTTGTAAATGTCCATCCAGAAGTGCCAGAAAAATTTGTAAATGCTGGTGTCCAAGTGCCTTCTTCGTAGTCATCTAATGTATTAGGGTCTGTTGATGCGGACTGGCTTACTGGGAAAGTAATGCCTACACCGTTAGCAGAAATATTTCCGCCTTGAAGAGCTAACGCGCCACTGGTATTGATTGTTGCTCTGATTGTGCCGTTTGTTATTAATGCTATTACTTTATTGGAGTACGTTCCAATAAAAGCTCCATAGGCATTTCCTGTAAGTCCACCAGTAGAATTATCTAGCCCAAGTAGTAAGCTACCACCTGTATTACTAGCTTCAATATATTGAGTACCAGTACCAGATCCAGTAACTAAAAGACCTGTAGAGCCAGCAGAGTTTGTTACTGTAAGCGACCCAGTAGTATTCCAAGAAGGGCCACCTGTGCTTAGCTTAGCTGGGGTGACTGCGCCAGTAGCAATGTTTGAAGAGCTAACTGAACCAGCAGTGTTTTGAATAGCGTTGGCTACTGAGCTAATCTGGAATGACTCTACAGTAACCAGATTACCAGCCGAAGCGCCCGTAGCGAGAACGACAGTAGTTCCGTTAGTAGCAGTATAGTCAGCGCTGCCCAGCAAAACTCCGTTAAGGTAGACATTGATGAACCCCACGTTATAAGAAGGCGGTGTGAATGTAGTCTGTCCTGCAGTCGCTGTGAACTCCGTTACGGTTCTGTAGGCTGTGGTTGTTACGCCTGTTACTGGAACACCAAGATAGCGGCATGAGATATTGCCTGTACCGCTAGGAGGGGCTGCCGAGAAGGTAAGCGTGTTACCAACTACACCATAAGTAGATGGGTCTTGAACTACACCAGATACCACCACCAGAACGTTAGTAGTCCCAGCAGGGGCCACCGACATTGTGTAAGCAGTTTGCGAGCCTGTACCAGAGAACTGATCTGTGACAAAAGCCGATTGGTATATGGGGTTTCCGATGTATGGCATTAGCGGATTTCCATTAAAGTTATTGTCCCACTTGGGTTTGAGCCGCCTGGCTGAGTGTTGTAGTTATTAAACTGCCAACCATGACCACCAATGGGGTTTGCTCTTACTTTATATGTAATTGCTGAAGTTGTGGCTGGAGAAAATGTTGCGTTAAAACAAATGGAAGGCCAAACTTGTGCCCCGTAAGAAGGTGCGCCAGCAGCATATAAAACAGCTAATTGATTATTTGACCCATCAGCAAGAATAAACTGCACATTACCACCAGTAGTATCTGTAGCGGTAATACCACCACCCATTACAGAAACTAAAATTCTGCTTGTAGAAAATTGTGGAGTAATTGTCGCAGTCATTCCAGTTACATCAGTAAACCCAGCAGTACTAGTATATGAATAGGACGTTGTGTTAACAGAAACAACTTGGATAACAGACCCTGATGGCATATTTGCACTAACCAAAGTACCCGTAGGGGTACCAGAAAAAGCTGGCGAATTTAAAACTGGGCTTGTCAGCGTCAGCGGAGCATTTAAGCCAGCTTGGTTGATTGTGGAGATAGCCATTTTTAGCCTTGTGGTTGCTCAACTACAGGAACTTCCCATAGCCATGTTTCAGTATTTAGTGTAGCGTCTTCTGCTGGTTTTGGAGCGATAAACACATCGTTTTCTCTGTCGTATGTGTAGCCTACACCAGCATAGTTGCCACGAAGCGGAGTACCGCCTTGAGTGTGTTGATTGCCAATGGTGTTATAGGATGTTTGAATCCACTCACCAGGGCTTGAATCTACGAATGTTTTAAAGAAATCAGGTTCAGCCACAATCACTTGTGTAACTTTACCGTCAACTACTTTTGCAAAATGTCCCAATTTCTACTCCTTAGAATGTAATGGTTCCAGAACCAGTAAATGTGAATATGTAATTACCACCAGAAGATGTTTGTGTGTATGTTCCAGTAGCGGTAGCTAGTCTAAATGATGTTGGGTAAGAAACAATAACTACACCAGAACCACCATTAAAACCAGTAGTGCCAGCACCACCAGAACCATTAGCGCCAGCTCCACCAGCGCCACCTCCAGTATTTGCAGTTCCATTTGCGCCACCAGAACCGCCACCATTTCCAGAGCCACCACCACCAGTGCCACCAGCAGCGCTTCCTACCCAGCTACCACCGCCACCACCACCGCCATAGTAAACATTAGAACCAGAAATTGCAGAAATTGCTCCTATACCACCAGCTCCAGCTACTCCAGATGAACCAATACCAGAAACTCCAGCGCCACCAGCACCGCCACCGCCACCAGTAGTTTGATTTCCACCAGTAAATGCACCATTACCGCCAGGATAACCTTGTCCTGGAGTTCCAGTACCAAGTCCACCAGTACCAGACCCGCCACCACCAGAGCCACCAAAAGTGCCAGTAGTAAAATCCCATGCCCCTTTACCGCCACCTAATGCAGTTAAGTTAAATGCAACAGAATTTCCACCAGATGCAGCAGCATTTACATACGCAGCAGAACCAGTACCTCCAGCACCAACAGTAATAGTGTATGCAACATTCTGCAAAATACCAGTTGATCCAGCTAAAAATCCGCCACCGCCACCGCCACCTGTAGGGGTGTTATCAGAACCTGGAGTGCCACCACCACCTCCAACAATTAAATAGTTAACTGTCTGTGAAATAATATTTGTCCAAGATGGAGCAGTGCTAGAGCCATTTGATTGAAGAATTTGACCAGCAGTGCCGTAAGAAGGTGAAGAGCCAACTCCTAAAGCACCATTCGTATTTAAAGCTAAAAGTGTATTTCTAGCAGTTGTGCCACCGTTATAAAGCGTAAAGCCATCAGC